TGCCCCCGTAGTATCCGTAATAGTATCATTTAAAGTAGTTATCTTATCTACTTCATATACATTACCATCTGTACCATCTGATTTTATGTAATTAATATATATAATATCCCCAGAGGAAGGAGCTTCACCAAAAATATTGTCTCCAAAAATTATAGAAACTGTATCATCTAACTCTGTCCTTAAAATGTAATGTTTGGAAGTACTTACAGAACTTATAAAAGAACTTACTTCAGCCCAAACAACACCCCCAATAGTTATATATATAGAAGTATTTTCTATATCTGTATCATTAATATTATATACATAATTTGTACTACCATCTGAAGTTATTTCTACACTTTCTAAAGTTCCTTGGGTAGTACTAGCATTTATACTTGTTTGCCCTGCTAATAATACTACATCTTCTGAAGTTATAAACTTTATACCTGCACTTGTTTGACACTCAGTATATTTAGGAATATAAATATTATTTGTTATAGGAGTAACAAGAGAAAAAGTTAAAATTCCAGTAGAAGAAACTTTACGTTTAGGATTATAATCTAATATTCTTACTAAATTGATTATACTAGACTTTAACTGAGCTAATTTAATATAACTCTCTTGAGCTCTTCTCTCAATATAATAATTTATTAAATTTCCTATATAGGCATAAAACTCAATCAACATTTGCCCAGTAGAACTCACATAAGTATCTTTCCAACTTGCTTTAGCCTTAAGACGATTAGTAAGTTCATTTACTAAACTATCAAAAGAATATGAAGTATAATTTAATTCATTTGCCATATTTAACTCCCTATATTAAAATTTCCTGTATAAGTTATTGGACTTACATAACTTAAAAGATTAAACTCCACACTTATTTTCACATAATTATCATCTGGTTTTGGTTCCAATTTTATATTTAATATTTTTACTCTATTATCCCATGTTTCTATTGCCGTTTTTATACTATCTGAAATTATTTGGGCTAAGGAATCATTTAAATTTTCAAATACTAAACTTTTTAAATCTGAGGCAAAAGTTGGTCTCATAACTCTCTCACCTTTACTCGTTCTAAGAATATTATCTATGGAAGTCTTTACTGACTCTACATTCACACTCTTTTTAATATTCCCTGCAGCATCAGTAATAAGTTGTTCATTTAAATCAGACCATAATTCTAATTTTGCCATTTTTACCTCTTATTCTACATAAACTTTTCTATCTGGAGGAGTAATTATAGCCCCACACCCTGCTTGAGCTCCCTCCGTAACTACTAATTTACCATTTACATAACTTTTAATAGTAACAGCTGTTACTTGAGTAATACCGTGTGTAGGAATAGGGCAATCATGACTACAGCCATTAACACAAACTTCTGTATCCTCTATTAGAAACTTACCATCCTGATTAGTACTGGATAGTGTTCCATTGTGGTCCGAACTATCCCCTAGACATGCAATTTTTTTCATTTTATACTGGATTAATTTGTACTGAGGTACCCCCAGTTATAATTACATTACCTGTAGCAGTTATATTAGCATCCACAGCAGCAGTTACATTAGCATTTTTAGTAGTTGTAACATTTATATCATCTACTGCTACTATATGAACTTTTCCTGTTGCATCTACTAAAATATAAGTTCCTGTAGGATGTTCTAATTTAACTGTTAGAGCTATATCATCTATTGTCCCTACTATTCCTCCAGCAGTTTTTACTATTACTTGTTTTGCTGTATCATCTGTTATAAATGTTATGCCACTACTTGTTTTTATTACCTTCCTATTAGGATAGTTAGTTACTATATCACTAGGTAACCCTTTACCCGCTGTTTGGGCTTCTGCAAAATAAACTCCTTGATAAATATCCCCTTCTTCAAAGAAACAAAATACAAAAGTATCTATATCAGGAACACAAAAACTACCAATCCCTGTTCCTGCCCCCTCAAATAAGGGCATTGCAGGTTTTACCCAAGGTAATTCCTCAGCCTCAGTTATTTCTGAAAACATAGGGTAAACTTGGATCTTACAACGCCCTAATTGGTCCGGATCTATATTATCTATAATCTTTCCCCTATAAATCCCATTATATTTTTCTGAAAACTTTTTAAATAATTCCCCTGACATTATATCCTCTTTAAAGTAGTTGCTTCTAATAATGTTGTTTTTTCTCTTGTATCTACACCATTTCTTGTCAACAATATATTAGAAAGATAAGTATCCCCAAAAGAATGAACTATACGTTCCACTAACCAATATCCACTGTATTGATATTCCTCTATCATTCCTGTTCCTCTCCCAAAAGCTACTTGAACTGTTTGACCTGGAGTCAAATTAGCCATACCAGGGGTTGTTATCCACATTTTTAATAAACCATTTAGCCTATTTTTATAATTATTATTTGTTAAACCAGTAAAATTATTTGTAAAATCACTATTTGTTCCAGTATTTATTATCCTATCACTTGTTTCACTATCATCCTTATCTATTAAAAAGCATTTACTTAAAGCTAATGAATCTAAGGCATCATTTTCCCCCGTAACATATTCACTATTAGTATAATCAAAATAACCGTAAGCTTGTTTTTTGGAACTAAATAGCCCAAACATCTTATAGTTATCAAAAATAGAATAACTTAATACGGGTATATTATCCTCTATAGCTTCTTGATTAACTATAAATTTATATATCCTCTTTTTAGCAATTAATTCATCTAACGTTCTAAATACTAAAATACTTTTATGATTATCTCTTTTTATAAAACATTTATACCCCGTTTCTCCCTCTTTCCCTTCTAATCTCTCTTCTAAATATAATAGTAATTGAGAAATAGTCCAATGTGGCTGTATTATCAATTTACTATAATCTAAAGAAGGACTAATATCAACTTCATCCAATTTTAAATCATTTATGGCTATACTTGTTAAAGTATCTTTAATACTACCATTAAAACTTCTGCAACTACTCTTACCAAATAAATAATCTGCAGTATTTAATAAACAATTAATTTCTAGTGTTGCTGAATCCGTTGTTTGTCCTCTTGGTTTTCTCCTAATTACGGAAAAATCAAAAGAATTAGCTGGTTTGTCCTCCATTCCATAGCCTATTTCTACCCTTACTTTATTCATTCTGCTATCAGAAGGAACCATATGTGTTAAAATACCACTTGAATCTTTTAAACTAATTTGAGCAGAAGGTAAAAACTTATTAGAATCTTGTATTATAGAAAAAATATTCATAATGGAGGAATTAATAGGAATATCATCCTCACCAAATTTTAATCTTAAAAAATATTGATCTTTGATACCACTCATTTTTACTTTTACCTTAAGGAATATTGTTTATAAAATTCAAAAATATCAAGAGCATTAGGTATTTTTAATTGTTGTCCTATAAATAAATCATTAAAAGGATCAAAAATATTATTCACTAAACAAATTATCCACCAATAATTTACTGTCCCATAATTTTTATAACTAATCATATCCGGTCTCATTAAATCTGTTTCCATAACTAAATAGTACCCAACATCATAATTCATAGTAAATTTACTCAAAGAATTATTCAAAAAATCTAATTCTTTTGTATTTTCTACTGTTTCCTCAGTATAAAATTTTAATCTATCCATTTTTCACCTTATCTTTGATACATAGATTGAACTTTTTGACCACCAGATATTGGTAAATAACTTTCTTCTAAAGTTTCCTTCGTCATAATTTCATAAGTAGAAAAAGTTACCTTAGAAGTAGCTCCTAAAGGACTACCAAATTGGTCAAATCTGGATTCATAGGTAGTACTTACTTTCTCAATAATTACCTTTTCAAATTTTAAAAAATTCCCTATAGTAATAGTTACATCCTCACCCAAATTAGATAAATTAGAAAGCCTATTACCAGAAACTGCATTGACAATATTAGTAACTTCTGGCATAGGTGCAGGACCAGGGGGTATTAAAAACCACTCTAAACCCCCTGTAAAACTTCTCCCAGGTAAGGACATTTGTTGTAAAATCAAAGAAGGTTGTACTACTTCTGTTTTAGGGTCCTCTTGAGCCTCAAATCTAAAAATAATTGTAAATTCCAAAGGTTCCGTTCCAGTCCATATCCTTCTTGTAGCTAAAGAAGAGGCAACAGACATACCTAAAACCCCCTGAGAAACAGCATTAATTGCTGCTGAAAAACTAGTGGGGGTTAAGGATTCCCATCTAGAGGATGTTACCAAATCTATTTTTTCTTGTAAAGTTGCATTTATATTATATAGTGTTTTTGTATTCCCAAGACCAACAATATTTATTTTATACTGTAAAGGAACTTGACTTAATATAGATTCAGGGGTACCACAATTAATTATATTAAATTTGGTAGTTCCCCCAAAAAATTTCCTAGCTATACTATAAACTGTAGAAAATACTGGATTCTGAGCTATGTTTAATCCTGTAGCAGAACCTGCTACTCTTATAGCATCAGCTACATTAGTATCAGTAATAGAACCACTATTACCTAATGCTCTTTGATTTACTACTCCCATTACTTTGGTAGCAGTACTAGTCAAATTCATCATTAATTCACCTCTAAATTGCCTTTATTTAAAGCAGATATTTCATCAGGTTCCCCATAGACTATAGATACTGTTTTTCTACCTGAATTTTTCATTTCTTTTAACATTTCCTCCATACCCAAAGTCATTTCTTTTGTGTTTTTGGA